ACCACCGGTGAAGCCTTGGCTTATCATGTATCAGACCGCATAACCATGGACGTAGCTACCGACACGCTTTTAAAACTAAAAAAGAACAGAACCTTTAAGAAAGCAAAGGATGGACTTATCCACTCCGATTAGGGAACTCATTACACACACCCTGACTTTCAAAAATTAGTCAAAAAAATGGGATTGCGCCAGTCCATGTCAAGACAAGGAAACTGTTGGGATAACGCTCCTCAGGAATCTTTTTTTGGCCACCTTAAGGATGAAACCACTATTAAAGAATGTTCAACTCTAGATGAGATAAAAAAAGAAATTAAGCAATATATGACCTACCATAACCACTATAGATACCAATGGAATCGAAAAAAGATGACCCCTGTTCAATACAGAGATCATCTTCTAAGGGCTCTTGCCTAGGCTTTTTTTAAATGTCCTTTACAAAGGGTGCACTTTAATTTGGGCTAAGTACGGCTTTTTTTATGTGCTTAAATGCGTGTAAGATACGTGATAAGATATGCTCAGTTACTTCGATGGTTTCTAATGGTTTCTAGACGTATATGTTTTCGCGCACTGTTTCCATAATTACTTATTGCAAAAAATACGCAAAGGTTTTATAATAAGAACACACGTTCTGTATTTTTGCACAAGTTTTCCAACAGAAAGTTTACGTATTTGCAATATAATTACAGAACATTTTGCTCTATTGGACATGTTATTCTTGATACAATCCAGTTCGTGTAACAAAAGCTAAACAAAAAGAAAGGGGTGTCAAAATGACCGTTCAGGAGGATAAGAAGACGCGTAACTCTGTTATTAGAGAGATCGAATTTCATCTTAAGCAGTATAGGCAGTACAAGGTAGGAATGAACAACTTGAGTAATCAGATTGAGTTTATCCAGCCGAGAACGACTACGAATTATGAAATACGTGAGGGCTCCATGAACTATGCTTCAAAATGGAGCTCGACCGAAGAGTGTGCTATTGAACGGTTGGAATCAAAGAAGGCTCTACAGCTACAACGCGAAATTCAAAAATACCAAGTCATTGTTGACTCTATTGATCAATCATTGGAAGAGCTTGATGAACTAGAGAAGAGGTTTGTGCAATATCGCTATTTTCAGCGGTGGTCTATTCGCAAAATATCCTTGGAGCTAGGCTATTCAGAAAGCAGTATTCATGTGCTAAGAAGGCAGCTTATGGCCAAGCTGGAGATAAGCCTGAAGGGAATTCTATCTATTATTTGATTAATGATTTATTGACTACCAATTGAAACTTATTTATATGAATGACCTACATGACGAGAATGTGCATAGACTTTTTAAATAAATGATAGATAAGACACCCTGATTCAGAGGATGTCTTTTTTCTTGTCCATTTTTTAAAGGAGGTGAGGCCTATGGGCTTGGTTTGGCTCCTGCATCCTGGATAATGTTTTATGTACAGGACAGGCATAGTTTTTAGTGTGAACAAAAAGAAGACTGACAAAAAAGTGTGGGAAGGGGGATTCTTATGAGTGCCCTAATAGAAATACAGCAGGCGTTATTACAAGCTTGTAGAGCAGATGGTGATTTAATGGTAAAGGTTTCAGGAGTGTTTGATCATACTCCAATCGATTCATCACTGCCTTATATTGTGATAGGTGAGGCGACTGAAACGCCGTTAAATACGTTTGAACAGCAGAGTTTAGAGGTGCAGTCGACCATTCGTATTTATAGTGGTGAACAAGGCTATTCTGAAGCCTATGATATTCTGCAATCCCTGACCAATGGGCTTAGACATATAGATTTGCCCATGCAGCACTTTGAGCTAGTGAGCTTGGATTACCAGAGTGGTGCAGCCGTTGTAGAAGATGCAACAGAAGAGGCAGATAATAGGCAGGTTCAAGCTATTTATCGGATGATTGTGCAGAGAGTATAGAAAAATGAAGAGTAATTAATAGGAAGAACACGAAAACATAAAAAAACATGAAACACAAAAGCATGAAATATATGAAAAACAATGAGGAGGTCATGAACAATGGCATTAGCAGGGAGAAAATTAAAGGTAAACGTATCTACGGATGGGACAAGCTTTAGCGAGGTCCTACAATTAAATGAAGCAACGATGACCAATGAAGGGGATAATCAGGACGTGAGTACGTTTGGTTCAGATTTTATTCAACGTCTTCAAGGCTTAAAGGATTCAAGCTATAGCTTAAACGGGTTCTATGATCCAAGTAACACTGCAGGACAGGTGGCTATCCGTGATGCTTGGCTGAACAACACACCTTTATATGTTCAGTTCCTTCCAGATGGAGAGAGTGGATTCGAGCAGGAGGTTAAGGTATCCAGCTATGAGGTGACAGCTAGTGCTGAGGGAACGGTTGAGGTTGCTATTGAAGTAGAAGGCTCAGGTGCTATTAGTGCTGTATAAGCTTTGCGCAGACGCAAGGTTCCAAAGAATTAATTTAAAAACTTGTTATATTAAATTTATGTTCTAGCTATTAAGCTAGGAAACTATGAGGCTATCAAAAGCAAAGGTAAAGAGAGCTTGGCTTAACCATAGGTGTACACACATCTACGGTTAGCCAGGTTTTCTTTTTCTAAATGAATAGGGATTTATGAAATGGAAGGTCAGCACTAGAAAGACAAGAGTAAGAAAAGAAGACCTTAAACACTAAAGGTAAGGAGGAAAGAATATGGCTATATCAGGCTATAAAGCGGATATCTTCGTGTCGGGTGAAGCTATTCCATTTGAAGCAGAAAGTATGATGACTAATACAGAAGAAAAAGAATTTGTCATCAGTGACCGCTCCAAAAGGGTTTGGGACAGAGTAGCTTTTATAACAGTAGAGAGACTGCTGGATGCAGAGGATGAGGAGAATCCAGACGGATTGTGGATTGTGGTACCAGAAAATGAGTATGAACTGAACCGTTTAGAAGGAAAGATCACTTTTGCAGAAGAGCAGGAGGGTCAGCTTTTCCGTGTGAGTGGAGAGTATGTTCCGTTAACGAACGTAGCAGGTGCTTATGAGTATACATTCACGTTAGAAAGTGACAATCAAACGATACCAGCCTTTCATTCAGCACAAATGAACAGAGTTCAAGGAAAGAAAGATGTAACGGGCTCCATCGCCAAATGGTTTACGACAAGCGATTTGTTTGTAGACAATTTTCACAAGGGCAAGCCTGTTGTTCTTGAGTTTTATACAGATGAATCGGATATACCAGCTGTAAAGCTTTGGGCATTATTGAGCACGGTAGAAGTAACAGCGAGTCAGGAGGCCGTTGTTGAGGAAAGTATAGAATTTGAAGCTGTGGCAGATAAAGAAGGGAGAGTGATTAGCTTTGGCTAACTTGAGAGAGAAAATTTTAGCGGTTAAGGATATTAAGGAGAAGGTCGTACACATTGATGAATGGGAGACAGAGGTACTAATCCGAGGGTTAAATGGGGCAAAAAGAGCTAGATTACTTCAGAACAATATAGACAAGCAGGGTGCCATTAACTTTGAACGCATGTACCCTGAGCTACTGATCCTTACTGTGCATGATCCTGAATCGAAGGAGCCTGTGTTTCAGCCAGAGGATCGGGATGCTCTAAATGCTAAAAACGGTGGGGTCATTGAAAAGCTTGTACAAGTGGCTATGACCCTTTCAGGTCTGGATGCACAGGCTGTGGAGAGTGCGGTAAAAAACTAAAGGAACACCCTGAGCGCAGATTTTACTTTGATTTAGCGGATCGCTTAGGGTGTACGGTTGCTGAACTGCTAGAAGGAATCTCTAGCACGGAATTAACAGAATGGATGGCCTTTTACAGAATAAAGGCTGAGGACATGGAGAAGGAACAAAAAGAGATGGATCGAAAAGCAAAATCACGATCGCCAAGGAGGTGAGCAGGTGTCCACTCAAGCAGCAGACATTCAGGGGCTCGCAGGAAGTATGGCCAATCTAGTGAACTATGCTAGACAGCTTAACGAGGTAGGCCAGCAGGTTAAGCAGATGGGGGCTCAGGTAAGCTCTGGGATGAATGAAGCAAAAGCTTCACTAAATCAAACAAAGCAGGCTTTTACTGAATTCCGTCAGGGCTTTAGCTCTCTCGCATCAAGTTTGGGGATTGATACAACCCCATTAAGTAACTTAGCCACAGAAATTAAGAATGTGGTCACCAATTCTAGTGCTTTTCAGCAGGTTAGAACATCCGCTCAAGAAATTGGAACGGAATTTAGTAACACAAGGGAAAAGTTCGCAGCTACAAATGCAGCCTTTGGTGAAACGAAATCTGCCATATCTACCTTAGGAAGCGAGTTTTCCACACTTAGAGAAAATATGACGATTAACACGGACAGTGTGGAAGGATTTATGACAAGTATATTTACATTAGGAGGCTCTTTAACAAGCGTTGTAACCAGCGCTTTAATGGTAGGAACAACCTTTATGAGCCTAGCGGGCACCATTGGTCCCTTAATTGGAGCTATCAAAGCACTGGGGCTAGCTTTGAGTACAGCATTAATGAGTCCCATAGGGCTAATTATTCTAGCTGTTATTGCTGTAGCAGCTATTTTTTATTTGTATTGGGATCAAATTAAAGAAACAGTGATTACCGTATGGGAAGCGATTTGGTCTTTTATACAGCCTGCCGTTGACGCCTTTGTATCGTTTTTTACAGAGGAATTTAATCGAGTGAAGGAATGGTGGATGGAAATATGGCCTCAGATCAAGCAGATCTTCGAGAGTATTTGGAATGGGATCATGGCTTTTTTATCTCCTATTATTAACGCGATTGTGGCGATTATGGAGTGGGCTTGGCCCTATGTTAGTGCCTTAATCACGGGTGTTTGGAATGCCATTCAAACGGTCATCCGTACAGCACTAAACATCATCATGGGAATATTAAATCCTATCATGAATGGTGTGGTTACATTGATGAAATGGGGCTGGGAGCTCGTTGGAAATCTCATTCTTGGGACATGGGAGAGCATTAAAAATATTATTAGAAGTGCCATTAACATTGTCATGAACATTGTGCAGGGCTTCATCAATTTATTCACAGGGAACTGGAGAGGCTTATGGGATAACATTAAGTCGATTGCCTCGAATTTGTTTTCAATTATTACCAACTTATTTTCAGTATCTCTAATTGGAAAGCTGATATCTGCCGCTCAGATGATTGGACCAAAGCTGTTGAGCATTTTCCAGAACATGTGGAACACACTCAAAACAAGCTTTTTAAATGCAGGGAAAGGGTTAATCGATATGTTTTCCCAAGGGATTAGAAACGCAGCAAGTAAAGTGATTCAAGTTGCTAAGGATTTGGTGCAAAAGGTTAGGAACCTGCTACCCTTTTCTCCAGCTAAGGAAGGACCTTTGTCTGATTTGAACCGTCTTGATTTTGCTGGACCTATTAGCTCGTCTATTACAAAGGGAATCCCCAAAGTGCAGGCAGATATGAAGCATATGCTCCATGTTCCGTCTATTGACCCTTCATTTAGGACAAGCGGTCAGATAAGTTCCACGACAAACGGTGGTATGGTGCAGAATATAACGATTAGTGAGCTTGTTGTACGTGAGGAAGCAGATATCGAAAGGATCTCTCAGCGACTGTATCAGTATCAGCGAAGATCACTACGAGCCTCGGGGGTGAATGTATAATGCCAACTGTAGGATTTTCTTATCAAGGAATTCATAGTAGAGATATGGGTCTTTCTGTCATACAGATTAGTAGACCCGTGCTTCCCCCGATTCAAGCGAAAACAATGGTCATCCCAGAACGTCACGGTAGCTTATATTTTGGCTATCAGTATGATCCATTAGAATTGCATGTTGAATTAGCCTTGGTAGCAGACCAACTGCTGACTTTTCAAACGGCACGAAGAAAAGTAGGGGCGTGGCTAAGTCCCGAGGAAGGACTAAGAGAGCTTATTTTTGATGATGAAGCAGATAAAAAGTACTACGCCGTACTCAAGGACACGACAGAGCTTGAACAGCTTTTAACCGTTGGGCGTGGAGAACTGGTTTTTCTTGTTCCTGATCCATTTGCCTACGCTGTAGAGGATGATATTTTTACTTTTTCTGAGCAAGGCCTCTATGATTTTGAGAGACGTGGAACGGAAACGTCATTTCCTTTGATTGAGGTGGAGGGTCAGTGTACGGCAGCGGACAAGCTTAGTGTGACTTTAAATGATCGAACCATTGCTTTTTCGGGGCAGCTTCTAGAGGGGGACACCCTAATGCTGGATTCTGCTCTGATGACAGCGAAAATTAGGCATGCTGACGGGAGAGTAGCTAGTGCGATTAATCTAATTAGTAGTCTTAACTTCCCTAAAGCTATTTCCGGTGCGAACACACTTGAGCTCCATACAACAGGAGAAGCTAGCTTTCAAGAGGTCACTGTTACGTGTCGAAGTAGATGGAAATAAGGAGGAGAAACAATGGTATTTACACCTTTTCAGGATCTTAAGAGTGAAGATATATTAGCAGCACATCTATCTGGAATCCAGCATTCCATTACGAAGCTTGAGCGAGTGTTAACGATGAAGAGTGGGGCTATGGCTGGGCATGATCTACAGCCAGTTGCTGATCAAGAGAGTGCTGAGCTTCATTATCGTATTTATGAAGGGACAGTGAGGAATTGGTTAGACTCTCCTTCCCCGATCATTTATCGGAATGGTGAGCAGGTTTCGTCTAGTGAATACGAGATTCAGCCTGCCTATGGAGTTATTATCTTTTTGGAGCAGCAGACTCCAGAAGATGAAGTGACAGCGGACTTCGAATACATTATTGCTGATGCTGAAGTGTTTGATCAAATAGGGGCCCTCGCCCCTATTTTTCAGCCAAGCGGCTCTTGGAGGACAAATACAGCTGTGGCAGGACCTACTTCAGAGTCTATTTTAATTGGAGCCAATTTGTTTGATGCGTATCCTTTTCTGGTCACTGAGACAAGCAGCTATAATGCATTAGGGATTCGAGTGGATGTTCCAGCTACTACAGGTACGGCCCGTTTAGGAGTATACAAGGATAATGGCTCCTGTTATCCAGGTGAGCGAATGGTAGATGCTGGAACGTTGCCTGTAACAGAAACTGGAGTGAAGACGGCTGAGATTAATGTGACCCTGACTCCTGGTCTGTATTGGTTAGTTCGTAATTCCAATAGTGCTCCAGGTTTATCCGGAATGGCTAGGGAATTTACTTACCCGATTGGCATGGATAACTCACTACAAGGGGCTCCAGCCGGTGCGATTAGAGTCAGCCAGCCTTACGGTGCCCTGCCAGATACCTTTCCAGCTACAGGGGAGCTATTATTCCGCACACATTATCCTTGTGTCTGGATAAGAAGGGCGTGAGCCTATGAGTCGCTACAATCAGTGGGGAATACATTCATATAATGATCTAGGAAAAAGCTTATACAACCAATTTGGTAGAGCTCCTGAGGATTCTCCTGAACAACGATTGGCTGGAGCTTCTCTAATTGTTTTGGATCAGCGCCGCCAGACGCTAGCTATTCTTGATCAGGCAAGTGAAATCATGCTTACACAAGAAATGAATGGTGCCGACTCCTTGGAATTTGTTCTGCCCTTCCATGATCCAAAGGCGGTTTATCTACGGAATGAAAATATCATAAAGCTCATAGGCGAGGAGTATGTGATTCGAAAAATCATAAAGTCCCGTGAGGATAGTGGGATGAAAACGATATGGGTTTATGCCGAAGCAGACTGGTACAATCTGCAATATGCGGCTCCGTTGGAGGTAGCTGAGTGGGAGGATGTAAAGCCGGGTATCCCTATGAGAGATATTCTTGAGGGAACAGGCTGGCGAGTGGGAAAAATCGATGTCCAGCTTAACCGAAATCTTACACTTGATCTAGGTTTAACCAATCGTTTAAAAGCTCTACGTGAGGTGTCAGATCTATGGGGAGGAGCGTTGATATTCCGCAGCAGGACAAAAACGGTTGATCTTATTGCCCATGAGTATGAGGATCCTGGGATTGCGATTATTTATCGAAAAAATATGAAAAGCCTTGAGGCGGAGTACGATACACAGGATCTGATCACACGCTTATATCCCTATGGCAAAAATGGAATGACCATTGCCGACGCCAATGAATTCAGTGAGTATATTGAAAACTTTCAATATACAAATCAAGTGCGCGTGCGCTCCTTCAAGGATAATCGCTTCACTAATCCCTATCATTTGAAGGAAAAGGCGGAGGAGATCCTGGATAAGCTGTCCGTTCCTAGGGCCTCATATAAAATAAGTGCGTCTGACCTGTCTCACTTAGCTGGCTTAGAGCATGAATACTTTAAGCTGGGGGATTTAGTGAATGTGTTTGATGCCGAGCTTGAGGTCAATCTGAAGACACAGATTGTAAAATGGAAATACAACATCCTAGAGCCTTGGAACACACAGCTAGAGCTTGCCTCCATTCAGCCAGGCTTAGAGGAACTCTTGCGGTCTGTTTCAGAGGTAGCCAGCAATCTTCAGAGTGAGGATACCGTTAATCATCAGGATATGCTTAATCTTATGGTTTTTAACTATATCCTGAATTCAAGAGCGGAAAATGGAGATGCGTATTGGGTCAATAATGGCTGGACGATTGATCCAGAGTTTGGCTATAGCGGTGAAGCCTCCTTCCGTTGTGAAGGAAGCATGGGAGTGGCTAAAACACTTAGTCAAAAGGTATACCCTTCTCATCGTGATCAATATACCCTAAGTCTCCGAGCATCTACTTCGGAACTTACCAAAGGGGAAAATGCTCGTATTGGGGTCGAAATAGAAATCAAGTATACAGATGGGACGAGTGATGTTCGCTTCCTAGCTTTTGCTTAACAAGAAGATCATCAGGGATTTAAAAGTATAAGAGTTTTTTCTAACTCACGTAAGAACACAAAAAGCATAAGAGAAGGGCACTGAAAATGTGAAGTAAAGTCTATAGTAGAATAACATATACGCTAGAAAGGATGTGGAAGCGATGTATTTTGACGTACACGCTCTGACTGTGACAGCCAATTCGGGTAAACGAGTCGAGTATGTGGAAGTCCGTCCAATCGTTGAAAATAGCACAGGAGAGGTTCGTGTGACGGATATTATGCTACAGGGCGGGACGGTGGCTACCGTCTGGACTGGCCATCCTTCAGAAATCAGGTGGTCCTTTGATGGATAAAGGGCATAGAAACACGAAGCTCATAGTCTGAGAAGGTGAAGGGAGGTGAAGTGAAGGATGCAAAATGATCTCTGGACCCGCTATTTTCGTACTTTTGATATCCTACCTGATAAGGCTGTACAGGAAGTGGACATACGATTGGTGATGGAGGATTGTGAAGGCGAGCTGAATTTCTCTGATTTACAGCTGCAAGAAGGTGGGACAAGTACAGGGCATATTCTAGCCAATCGAGAAATGCTGAGCAGGGAGTACACAAGTGGTGAGGATTCTACCCCAGAGCCGCTGATAAAAAGACATTTTAATGCCGTTATTCGTGGAGCGAAGGTGTTAGGGATTCCTAATCGAGCACTCCCTGCTGAGGAGCAGTATATCGACAGTCGAGTAACGGGAGGAATGGATTATACACTTCTCTCGACCAGTCCTCACCCTTCTAGAGGCGTATCTTTTGCCCACTTTCATCGCACACGTACGTTTATTTTAGAACGTCCACTTCAAGCAAGCAGCCTGCTAGAGTTTAAAGCGAGCTCTCGTATAGTGGCTGTAAATCGAGAATTGACCTCTCAATTTACAGGCTTTTACCATACGATTCCGGGCTTGTTCGGCAAATTTCACGTAGATCTTAAGAGAAGCGGGGACGCGGAGCACATCTGGACAGGCTCAGGCTATATGCTATGTGAAGTGGATACCTGGTTAAAAGGTGAAAAATGGTAGGGTAAGAACGTAAGTGCTGATGAATGAGTAAGTTGCAGAAAAGAAGCCAAAGCTAGGCTTTTAGCGAAGTGAGAAGTGAGGTGTATAGGATGCAGACGAATAGGACGAAACATCGTCAATTTATGACCTGGCCCAGGACAAAAGGTCATTTAGAAAGCATGAGACGAATTGGCCCTAAGCTGACCCAGCTAGGGCTTTTCTTTTTTGATGTAAGGCATGACGGAAGTCTTTGGAGCAGCGTGGATACGATAGAAAACAATGAAGCAGGTCGTACACCTGTCCTACAGGATATTATGCAGGTGGCTCAGCAGGTTAAGGAGCAGTGGCCGCATATTACGATGCTCTTAACAATAAAAAATGACGGCTTTGAATCTATTTTTAGATCCATTTTAACAGACCCCGCCGCTCAAAATCGATTAATAGGTGAGCTACATCGTATTTTAGATGAGTTCTCTTGGTGTGATGGTGTTGATATTGATCTAGAACGTGGCCCAAATGATTTGAAGGAAGAGATTTATACATTACTAGAACGTTTCTATAGTGAAGTAAAAGGACGAGCTTCCAATCGACATGTTCATATTGATTTACCTCCAATGACGGGACCAGGTGTAACGGTAGGACCGGAAAATTGGTGTGAGTATGAACGAATTGCTCCGTTATGTGATACGGCTCAAATCATGACCTATGGCTTTGCTTGGTCAGGATCAGCTCCTGGAGCTACCACTCCGATCCCATGGCTGAGATCCGTTTTACGATATGCGACCCAGGCCTTCCATCCAGAACAAGTATTTACGGGAGCACCGGCGTATGGCCACCGCTGGCAAATTACAGATTACCCTGAAAACGTTGGTCAGAGCAACAACTGGAGAGGAGTAGCAGGTGGCTTTGAGCCCTTTCTAAGATGGATGCTAGGCGACTTGTCTCATACAGATCAATATCGGACGGGGACGGAAACTCAAGCCTACATCCCTTATGCCAGCTTTTATGAGGATACGGACTACTGTCATTGGCTCTATTTGCATGTTTATGATTATCCAGGAGCAGATGATGTAGATTCAACGAGTCTTACTAGAGAAAGCTATGATGGAAAGAGGTTTCTAACTGCCTATTCTAAGAGACAGGTGACTAGCTTTACAGGAACTGTTGTTGATCAACGAGGGACGGATTATGTTTCACGATCAGGAGCAATGGGGGAGGATCAATCATTCGACTTTGTTTATCCAAGAACACCAGCACCGTTAAGGGATGGGAATGGCAACATTATTGGCTATGAGGATCCAGGCTACGCCAGGTGGCAGTTCAGTGTGTCTACGACTGGTCAGTATGATCTTGTGGTGCGTGTAAACTTTCCCTGGTGGAGTAACCAAAGGTTAGGCTTTATGCTGAATGGTCAGAGGCACACGGTTGGAAATGTTCCTCAATGGTACCCCTATTTCAGAACGACTCATTGGGTAAGTATAGGTCGCTTCCAGCTTTCAAGTGGAACCCATACATTAGAGCTGCGTGGTCAAGATAGTCAGGTCAACACACAATTTTATGGATTTCGTGTGTGCCAAAGCTTCTCTGACGAGCACTATGCGGGAGAGGCGGCCTACACGTTAAAGCCCCGAACTTTTACAGATCGTGATAGAAATCCAGCTTGGCCCCATGAAAATAAATTCAAGCTAACACTTGAAACACTACGCAGAGCACCTGAGCACGTTCATGTGTGGTATGACGACTTTCGAGATTGGGATAGAGTTCTACCCTCCAATATGTACAACATAGTTTCAGGAAGCTGGCAGGTTGCAAAGTCTACCTCGGACCCTAGCGCAAGACCCTACAGCTGGCTGACAGGAAGTGGGGAGGTCAGAATTACGTATGATCAGTTCGAGCATTTATCTGTTCGGGCTACTCTTCGTCTAGACCAGCTTTACGGTCGGGCAGGGGTTGTGTTTGGGAACGTATGGCTATGTGTCAATACCCATTATGGAAGAATTGATTTGTACGAGGGAGAAAGCTTATTAGGAACATATTATCCTAGTAACCCCTTGAGATCAGGGACGATGTATACAATCAGAGTACGAGTTAGAGGTAGAGAGGTTTGCGGCTATCTTGGGACGACGAAAATCTTAACAAGACAGCTTAGCTCTTCCCCGCAAAGCTCCTTCGGTCTAAAATCTGATGTGACCATGACAACAGATCTGCTTATAGCAGCAGACGCTCATTGGTACTATCCACAGGAAGCCCTAGAAGTGAAGCTGCCTAATGGAGATTGGGAAACCTTAGGGCGAATACCGCGGATAGGAGTAACATGGAATCAGCATTGGGGCTTTTTTCAGTTATTAGAAGGGGAAGAAAGAGATACGCGGCAAAAGGGAGAGGATGGATTGCCTACATCCTTAAGCTTAGATTGGGATTATGTTCATTCTTCTATTTTCGAGCTGTCTGCTCCTCAGGATTATCCTGTTGAATTGCGAGTAAAGGACATAGGGGCTTGGGTCAGTAACCTATTCTTAGGCGATGCAGATGGTTTTAGCATTGTCGTGTTCCCAGACGCTGATACGATGCTTCGTATAGCCGATATAGCTGCTTATGAATTCGGTATTTTAGGTGTGGGCATGTGGACCATTGGGCAGGAGGATGAACGCTTGTGGGAAATGCTGATTGATCACGCTTAA